ATCTAGTCCAGATCCGTGGGGGGTAGTTCGTCGTCCAGTTGGTTTTACTAAATACGCTATTCCTACAGCACAGAAAGGCGCTTATGAGATCGCCAAATGGATAGCAGACTGGTATATGGGTAGAGGTCTTAAGGTTCCAGAACCGGCTAAACTTATAGATGCCGCAAGAACCCTAGTTGGAAGCTTACAAAGAAAAGGCGCTTTAGCCGATGTAGGTCGTTCTCATAAAGGAAAACCAGGATATAGAACAGAGAGAGGTGCTTCTCAGGGGATGGAATTTGGGGGGTTATACACACCACCCGCTGGAAAGCACTTAGATCGTCCAGGAAACATTGGGTCTGTGAACATACAACCACGTGATGTCACCGGTAAACTAGAACCGTGGGGAGATGTAGCTGATACTTATCAAAAAGGTGGAGGAATAGGTATGTTTGCACATACTCATCCTGGCGGTACCCCTGCTTCTATTCAAGACATTGCAACATTTGGACAACTGCCGGGTAGAATGGCTTACCCTATTATTGAAACTCCAGGAAAACATTATTTAAGCGGAAAAATTCCTCAAGAAGGTACGACTTGGGTAGATAAATTAATAGCACAGTATGAAAAGAGACTTGGAAGACCGATTACTGAGAAAGAAATAAACCAGTTGATAACAGCAAGTCCGCAGATTCAAAAATATCAAGGCGCGGTAGATGTTCATAGCTGGCCCAAGGCACCGCCCAGTGGAACATGGGGGGCTGGTTCTACGCTGCCTGAAGTTCAAGCTTCTCTAAGATTAGCTGAACAAATGCCGGGTAGGCTGAGTACCGCAGATAGAGCGGAAATGGGTTTACCGCCAGTGGCCCGTGAAGCAGAAAAAATGGGAGAACAGATAATAAAAGCGGCTTCGAAAAAAGATCCTAAAGGTGTGGGTGCTCTTTCACCGGGAAGGCAAGCAGACATGTTGAGAAGAGCATTCCAGGCTAGACAGGCAGAGTCTAAACCATTTGAAAAGAAGATAGATTACTTATATGCTGATACAGAAAAGAATATGGGTGCATTTGACACAATGCGAGATGTTATGGGCATGAAAAGGCTGGAACAACAAATTAAAGCATTTTTAAAGCATGTAGAGAAAAATAAATAAGAAATTTTTAGAACCATAGAAGTAGGAGAATTATGGTAATAGGAGAGTTTTTACGCAAGCTACAAGAAAACTTGCGTAAAGAACAGGAACTCATAAAGGATCATATGGGTTCCGGTGGTTGTAGTGATTTTATTGAATATTCTCGTAATGTAGGAACCATTGCGGGACTAGAACAGTCTATCACTACTATAGATGAAACTATTCGTAATTTAAATGAGGAGGACCAAGAATGACTGCACCCTTACCTGAACCACAAGGGTTTAAGCTTTTAATTGAAAAGCCTAAACCAAAAGAAAAAACAGAGGGCGGTATTTTACTGCCTGATCAAGCCATTGAAGCTGAAAACTATTTGAGTATTTGTGCCAAGCTGGTTAAGGTTGGACCACTGGCTTGGAAAGACCGGGAAACAGGTACTTCTTGGGCTAGAGGCCCGTGGGCTGTTCCGGGAGACTGGGTTATCGTACCCAAATTTACCCAATTTCGTATGGAAATTGATGATAAGGAGTATCGGTTTATTAACGACGATGAAATTATTGCTGTTGTTAAAGACCCAACTGTGATAAAGGTTTATACTTAATCAACGTATCGCGACGTAATCGCGTAGAAAGGAAAAGATTATGGCAGAAGAAAAAGAAACTTGGGAACCTGATGAAGAAGACGCTCTTGCTAAAGATTTAGCAGAAGATGATTCTAGTTTTTCGGATCTGATTGAAATCATTGATCCAGACGAAGATTCTAAAGACCCTGAGCCCAAACCTGAGCCCGAACCCGAAGATGATCCCGCTTCTTCACGGGTGCAAAAACGTATTGATAAACTAACAGCACAGCGACATGAGGCAGAACGTCGTGAAGCTTACAAAGATCAACAGATACAGGAACTGCAGGATCGGTTGGGCAATATTGAATCCGGACAAGCTGAAAAAGCTGTTGAAACATTCCAAGAAAAATACGAACAAGTTAAAAAGGATTTAATGGAAGCAGCTGAAGAAGGGGATACAGTAAAACAGGTTGCTTTAACTGAACAAATGGCAGATATGCGAGCTACCGCTAGAGTAGCGGATATGCAACGCAATCAACCTCAACCGCAACATCAACAACAACCTACTGCCGCAGAGGCACCACAAGCGGCATATGACTGGTGGGGTAGAACACCGTGGTTTAACACCGATGAGCATGCTGCAGAATCAGCTTATGCTCGTGCTGTAGATGTTCAACTTGCTCAAGAAGGGTATGATAAGAGTTCCACCGAATACTACAAAGAATTAGATAATCGTTTACAACAGAAATTCCCTGAGTTATACCAAGAGCATGTGAGCAAGAGATCCAAACCGCCAACTTCTCCTTCTGGGGGAAAGAAGCAAACTGGAAATCGTGCTAAGGATGGTCGTATTCAGTTAACGAGAGCGCAATTGAACATGGCTCGTGAATTGGGAATTACAACGGAAGCTGAACTTAAAGCTTACGCTAAAGAAATTCAGGAGTTATCATAATGGCAATTGCTCGAACTACTCGCACCGCTGATGAAATTCATCCAACCCGAGAAGACATATCTCGCGAAGAAACGTGGTCACCCCCAGCTTTGTTGGAAGCTCCTCCTGCTAGGGATGGGATGCGGCAAAGATGGGTATCTACCCAGATCCTAGGGCAAGAAATACCACACCATACGATGAAACGATTCCGTGAAGGCTGGACTCCTCGTCCGGCTGATTCTGTACCGAAAGATTTTCCTGTTCCAACTATTGCTCACGGGCAATGGAAAGGACATATTGGCGTTGAGGGCATGATTCTGTGTGAGATGTCAGAAGCAAAGGTTGCGTCTAGGACTAAATACTTTGCTCAGAAAAATTCCAGTATGAATCAATTTGTGGAATCTAATCTTAACAAAGTGGAACGTTCTGGAGGGGTTGCTATTGATCGTAACCTTGAAAGCAGTGTTTCACGTGGTCAAAAAATTGTCGATGATTAAGGAGTAAAACATGGCAAATGCAGATGCCCCAAAAGGCTTTTGGCCACTCCGTCATCTTTCTGGTGGATCTATGGCTAGAAGTAGCCCTTATACTATAGCCTCTACTTACGGGACTAACATCTTTCACGGTGATGTTGTTAAGCTCGTAGCTGGAGGTGGTATTGAGGTTGCTGCGGCTGGTGATCGGTTCCTTGGAGTTTTTGATGGAGTTCAGTATACGGCCTCAGATGGGTCAATGAAGTATGCTAAATACTGGCCCGCGAGCACCACAGCCACTCTTATTACCGCTTATGTGTATGACGATCCCAATATGTTGTTTGGGGTTCAGTCTGCAGGTTCAACGGTAGCGGCGGATGTGGGTAATATTGGAGATCATGTTGCTGGCACTGGTTCAACTACGACTGGTATTTCAGCGCATGAACTTAATGGCACCACGAGTACTTCTGATGCCGGATGGCGTGTATTGGGTAAAATTGAAGCCCCCGATAATGCCTATGGTACCAATGTAAATCTCATTGTTCAAGCTTACGAACATGAGCTTACAATGGCTGATCATAGTACTCCAGGCGTGTAAAGGAGTATTAACAGATGGCAATGAACAGAGCACTGTTTGCTAAACAGCTCGAGCCTGGACTTAATACCCTTTTCGGTCTTGAGCATTCACGCTTTCCAGAGCAGTGGAAAGAAATTTTCGCTCAGAATACTTCTTCAAAAGCTTTTGAAGAAGATAATCTGCTTGAAGGTTTCGGAGCTGCTTCCGTAAAAGCGGAGGGAGCCGCGGTCGCATACGATACGGCTGCTGAACTCTGGACGGCTCGGTATAACCATGAAACTATTGCTTTGGCGTTTTCCATTACGGAAGAGGCTGAAGAGGATGGTCAATATGGTTCAATTGGTCAGCGATATGTCAAAGCTTTGGCTCGTAGTATGGTACATACAAAAGAGATCAAAGCTGCAAATATCCTAAACAATATGTTTACATCAGGCACTGGCGGCGATGGCCAGTATCTTGGTGTGACCACTCACCCAACAGCTAGTGGTAATCAATCTAATATTTTGGCTACTGCTGCTGATCTAACTGAAACAAGTTTGGAACAAGTCTTGATCAATATCTCTAATATGGATGATGATCGGGGTATTCCTATAGCTGCTATGGGTAACAAACTTGTCATTCCAACAGCTCTGGCATTTGTTGCGGAACGGTTGATGAAGTCTCAACTCCGTACAGCCACGGCTGATAACGACGTTAACGCAGTGCGTTCGGGTGGTTATCTTCCACAGGGCTATACGGTTAATAATCGACTGAACGATACAGACGCTTGGTTTGTCCTTACGGATGTTCCAGACGGTCTTAAAATGTTCCAACGTCGATCATTGACTAAGGGAATGGAAGGCGATTTTGAAACCGGGAATGTTCGGTATAAAACCTCTGAACGGTACAGCTTTGGTTGGACTGATTGGCGAGGTATCTACGGTACTCCCGGCGCATAATTGTCTTTCTATTAAGCGTCGGATAGAACCCTCCAGTTCCTCCCTACTGGAGGGTTCTTCTTGCCTTCACCCTGAAATCCATGGTATTTCTTATTCGTGTAATAAGACGCACCTTTTTATCACCTGCACTTGATGGAGTAAAATGTTATGGCAACTCACTTTTCCGGTCCCCTCCTGGTCGGTTCTTCTAAAACTGGCGGAAACATTGAAGCTAAAGAATCCGCGTATACTGTAGTTATTTCTGACGATTCTGGTAAAACCTTTACTAGCAAAACAGACGGCACAGTATTCACGCTTCCTGGCATTGCTGTTGGTAATGTGTTCACATTTGTAAATACTGCCGAAGATGGTCAAAATACTATGACCATTAGTCCAAATAGCAGTGACGGTATCACATATAAAGGCTCGTCTACGGACGATAAAGATGTGATAAACACCAAAGCTACCTCTAAGAAAGGTGACTACATTAAGATTCAAGCTATGAATGGTGATGTAACCGCATGGCAAGTTACAGATGTTCAAGGAGTTTGGGCTAAAGAATCTTAATTTGAACTCTTAATCTTTTTCATAGGGCGGAGGGGCTACAACCTCTCCTCTCCCTAAAGGAGTAGTTAAATGGCAGATGCTGTTACTTCACAAACCCTTATAGATGGCCCCAGAACGACCGTTATGGCGTTCACTAATGTTTCTGATGGTACTGGGGAATCGGCTGTTGCAAAAGTAGATGCTAGCGCGTTATCTAGTATGGGTGGTCCTGGCGGTTCATCTACTTCTACGGATCTTAAAATAAGTCAAATTTGGTGGTCTGTAGATGGCATGAATGTAGATATCCTATGGAATGCCTCTACAAATGTTCTAGCTTTATCGGTAGGTGCTCTTGGAGCTGGTCATCTAGATTTTCGTAGTGTGGGTGGTCTTCAAAATAACGCTGGCGGCGGTGTTGATGGTGATATTTTATTTACTACGAGAAACCATACCAGCGGAGATACGTATAGCATAATTCTTGAGCTAATGAAGAAAGCGTAGTATGGCAACTTCTGGAACAGTTACTTTTAGGCCAGAGGTTGATGAAATAGTAACTGAGGCTTGTGAGCGATGTGGGTTAGACCCAACTCTTATTGATCGTAAAGTTGCGGTATCAGCTCGTCGTAGTTTAAATTTAATGTTCAGTGAGTGGGCTGTTCGTGGCATTAACTATTGGAATACGACAGAATCCACTCTTAGTCTAACTGCATCTACGCGCAACTATGCTCTTTCAGCTGGAACGGTAGATATACTTACCGTAGCTTTACGACGGGATAGTGTTGATTCTGTTATGACTCGGTTGGCTATGACAGATTATCATTCGCAAGCCAATAAGACTACTGAAGGAAAACCTACTCAATATTATTTTGATCGCCAGTATACCCCTCAGATTTATCTTTGGCCTGTTCCAGAGAATTCTACGGATACAATTATCTATTGGTCTTTATCTCAAATAGAGGACATTACGGCAGCGTATGAAGATACAGATATTCCGCACCGTTGGTCAGAAGCAATGTGTTCAGGCCTTGCGTCTAAATTAAGTTTAAAACTTCCAGGGGTTCCTGATGCTAGAATTGCTTTATTGTTAACTCAAGCAGAAACTTCTTTTAATTTTGCTGCGGACGAAGAAGGTGAAAAAGCAGCGTTGCGGATTATCCCAACGTAGCTGTGAAAAGATATGGCTCGATATGCAACAGGTGTTCATGCTAAAGCAATATGTGACAAATGTGGTTTATCCTATCCATATTTGGAACTCCAATCAGAATGGAATGGTCTTAGAACATGCCCAGAATGTTGGGATTCAAAACACCCTGCTTTGGACCCTGTATCAGCAATTGATCCGGAAGCCCTGCGATTTGCTAGATCTGGATCCCATAAAAGAGAAGATGCTCGAGCGGTTATTCTTAGTGGTGTTGCCGCATCTTTCACTATGGGAGAAGATGGTCACAATCTTATTAGTGCGGGTGCCACTATTAGTGAAACAGGTGTTTCAACTACATTCTCTCTTGGCACAGAAATTCCAACGGCTGCTGCAACACCTTCCGGTATATCGGCAACATTCTCTCTTGGCACAGAAAGCGTATTTACGGGCGTTGTTATTGCTGCTGAAGGGGTATCTAGTACAACGGCTGTGGGTAATGAGTCACTGGTTCTTGCCACATATGCGGCTCCAGATGGTATTGCCGTTACGACTACCGTGGGCACTGAAACCATTAGGGCCGACGTTACACTTTCAACTACTGGGTTTGCAATCAACTCAGCACTTGGTAATGAAACACCACAAGCCGCAGCTATTGAATCAGGATTTGCAATCACAACCGCTGTGGGCAACGAATCAGTTCGTCTTCTTGGCTGGGGCAATAACGGTTGGGGTGATGATAATTGGGGGCATGATTAATTAGCCATGAGCACATACGCTGAAGTAACCAGCATATTACAGAATTGGAATGAAGATGATTCTACGGAATTTTCTAATTCTATTCCAGATATAATTGCTCGTGCAGAAGATAGGGTGTTTAGAACAGTCCCTAGTTTGGTAGATCACCGAACCTTAGAAACTGGAAATGTTAGTAGTGGTAATAGCTTGTTTTCTACAACGGCTACTGATATCCGTGGTGTCCGTTATTTATATTTAACCATAAGTAATGTGAAAACATTTTTAGAAGAACGTAAGGATGAGTACATAGAAGACTATTGGACCTCTACGGTAACTACCGGAGTTCCAAAATATTATGCTCTTCATACGGCTACAACCAGTGGAACTACATTTTTACTTGCTCCTATTCCTAATGCAGCGTTTTCCTATACGTTAAAATATACTAGAATACCGACACGATTAAGTAGTAGTAATACTACAACGTATGTCAGCGTTAATCATCCGGATATTTTGATTAAAGCCGCATTATACGAATCGTCGGTATTTTTAAATCGGGAGGCACAAGCCCGAATGGAACTAAAAGGAGACTTCGAAGCAGAAGTGCAAAAACTAGCGGCAGAAGTGCAAAGTAACTATCAAGAATCGCAATAGGAGTAAAAGACAATGGCAATAGCACAAGCGTTATGCACATCATTTAAATCAGAGATATTAGATGAACAGCATGATATAGCAGCAGACACATTTAAATGTGCTCTGTTTACTAGCAGTGCGAGTTTAGGTGAAGCTACGACCGCATATTCAAGTTCTAATGAAATTTCTAATGCTTCCGGTTCGGCTTATTCGGCGGGTGGGGTTTCATTAACCAGTGCGGCTATAGCAACTACTGGAACAACGGTGTTTGTAGATTTTGCAGATCCAAGTTGGACAAGTGCGAGTTTTACGGCGAACGGAGCTTTAATTTACAATTCCAGCAATAGTAATAAAGCTGTTTGTGTTCTAGCATTTGGAGGCGACTATACTGTCACAAACGGAACATTCACCATTACGTTCCCGGCAGCAGACGCTAGTAATGCTTTGATCCGCCTAGCGTAAGGAGTTAAACAATGGCCTCAACAGCATCAGATCTTCTAAAGTTTGAGAAGCAAACTACTGGTGAGAATGCTTCTACTTGGGGGACTAAAGCGAATACGGCAATGTCTCGTATTGAGGAGGCTATTGCTGGGTATAGGGCAATTGCAGTTGCCGGTTCTACTTACACGTTAGATGACACACAGTATAGTGAAAACTCCAGCACTACTTCTGAATCTCACCTTTCATTTATTAAGTGTACGGGTACCCCAGGAGCATCTCGTCTTATAGCAGTACCGGCACGAACCAAGCACTATACCGTCTGGAATGCGGTTACTACGTACGATATCACATTTGGTATTTCAGGTAATACGGTAGTTACGGTTCCAACGGGGCATATTGTCAATGTCTTTTGCGATGGAACTAATACCTACGCAACAAGCCCCTTGCTGAATACCACGGGACAGATAACCTATGAAAAGGGCGGTGATATCTCATCAGCCTCTCCTACGGTAATAGATACTGATGGACATATGTTTGATGTTACGGGTACTACTAGTTTCAGTGCCTTCACTGTAGCTGCCGAGCGGTTATTTGTTCTTCAGTTTGATGGCATTCTAACCATGACGCATGGTGCTGGAACTCTTGATTTAATCAACGGAACAAATATAGCGACAGCGGCAGGAGACGTTGGCGTATTTTATTCCACCGCTGCCAATGTGGTTCGGATGATATCTTGGACTCCCGCAACGGCAAAATTAAATACCATTTGGGTTCCTGCTAGTGCGATGTATCCAAGCACGACTAATGGTTGTGCGGCACTTGCTCAAGTAGAAACAACAGCATTAAGGCCGGATTTAAAGTGTTTAGATTTTGATCCTAGCTCTGATGAATTCGCACAGTTTTCTATTGCCATGCCAAAGTCTTGGAATGAAGGTACGATTACCTACCGACCTTATTGGACAGTAACAGGAACTAATACAGGAACCGTGGCATGGCAACTAGGCGGCGTTGCGATGGCTAGCGATGATACGATCAATGCAGTATTTGGAACGCTCGTTGCCACTACGGCACTAGCACATAGCGGCACGTCTAACGATTTGATGGTATCAGCTACAAGTGGGGCTGTAACTATAGCTGGTTCACCTGCCGCAGGAGAATTATGTTTCTTTCAAATAAATCGGGATGTATCTGCTGATGCTCAAACAGGAGATGCTAGGCTCCTTGGTATTAAAATATTCTACACAACTGATACGCATACCGATACTTAATAGGGGGTGCTAGCGTATGACATTCGGTTATCAAATACTGGGTTTCGGAGCTTTCCCCAATAGGGGGGCGTCAGGCTACACTATCGAAAATGCGGTGATGCTCGATGGTGCGGCTGACTATCTCTCCCATACCCCAGCCAGTGTTGGCAATAACCAGATTGGTACAATTTCTTTTTGGGTAAAGCGTAACAAAATAGGCTAGGCCCATCAACTGTTTCATGCACGATCTGGTAGTGGCTCAAGTCAATTACTTTTTAACAGTTCTGATGTACTTTACTTCCGTCTTG